AAGCGTTAGTAGTTTATTCGGCTAATGCTGCTTCAAGGTGCTTGATGTATTCATCCATTGAATGATCGCCAAAGCTATCTACTTTACCTTGCTTTAGGCCCATCCATATGCCGCGCCACTTGTCTTTGATTAGCTGCCAGCCAGTTGGGTTTCTAACTTGGCCATACGCATTCAAGTAGTGTTGAGTACCGTGATGTACAAATCCAAGGAACGTTGGAGGAACAGTTGTAACGATATCGTTGTTGTTTCTCCAACGGTGATGCACGACACCTAAGCTGTTAACATACTTGCGCCATCCTACTCTAGGTGAACCATATGTGTAAAGCTCTTCTGGATCAGGAACACTTGCATAAAACATACAACGGCTAGCCATAATAGTTGCCATTGCTGCTCCTAGACTGTGTCCACAGAACCATACCTTCTTGCCCATATTAACAGGACGAATCAAGTCGTCACATACCATTGGCCAAAGATCATCTACTTCTGATTTGAAACCTTTGTGTACTCTGCTGATAGTTTCTGCAACTACAGGAATTGCTCTAAGGTCTGCTGCAATATCACTGAACTGAGTTGGTTCAGTTCCTCGACATGCTATGACCAAATCATCTTTGTTCATGAAGCGGTATGCCTGAGCACCGTCTCTGTCATAAAACTCTACAGTTGTAAAGCCTAGCTTCTTCGCTTGACTTTTCGCGTCCTTTAAGTTATTATAAGCTATACTTGCAAGTTTAGCAAACAACAAGGATCTTTCTTTGAAATTCAACTCTGATATAGACATTATGCCCTCCTTCATCTATTACAATCATATTTATCGATGCGCTAAATACATTATCGGAGTAACGCAATGAAAAAACGTACAAGAAGTATTTTAGAAGAACTTAACAGCTTTGGCCGTTCCTATAATAGCGACAAGCAAATTGAGACTTCAGCTAATAATATCATTGAAAGCAGCATAAACTTGTTGAATAGAATCGCAAGCACTTATGATGATGTAACGGCTGGCGAACTCGAACGAAGATTTATTAATGCTATTAAGAGCGGCGACCCTAAAAAGTTTAAACGCGGCATACAAAAAGTTATAGAGAGCAAGAACAATGACAGTGATTCTTAAAGAAGGCGGCAACGTATTCAAACAGCCTGACGCAACACCAATTACACAACGTATTGCTACAGCTGATGTGCAACCAACAATAGATTGGCTCAATGCTACGTTTGGCTTTAAGTTTGTCGACGAAGATATGCTCGGAACAACTGGTAAGAAAAATAAACCAGATGGTACATTTGAAGAAAATTCATCAGGTGATATAGATTTAAACGTTGACGAACGAGAATTACCTAAAGAAGAAATAATTGCAAAACTTTCTGCGTGGTGTCAACAGCAAGGCATACCTGATTTAGAAATTATGAACAAGGGTAGAACCTTTACAGGAGGTTGGGTAGCAAACGCAGGACTTCAAGTACACTTCCGTACTCCAATCAGAGGCGATGTTAACAACGGCTTTGTTCAAACAGACTTTATGCTTACAGACAATCCTGCTCTACAACGTGGCGCCAAACGTGGCGGCACAGAATCCTTTACTGGTGCTGACAGGGCTGTACTACTTTCTAGTCTTGCAAGAGGTAGAGGATACAAGTTTAGCCCAACAAAGGGTGTAGTCGATCCTAACAATGGTGATGCTGTCGTTGCAAATGACTGGGATGAAATTGCAGAGATACTACTAGGTAAGGGTGCTAGAGAAGCTGACACACATACTGTTGAGCAGATGCTCGCAAAACTAAAAGGCGATCCAAACTACGAACAGCTTATTGGTCCTTGGAAAGAGAACATGATAAAGGCTGGTAAAGAAGTGCCCGAATCACAAGTTGAATCTCTAGCAGATAAACAACTTCGTAGAATTAGAGAACTAAGCGGCGCACCACTTAACAGTGTAGTGATGTCGTCAGGAGCATTTAACAGATGAGATATAGCGATATTAAATTAGTTGAAAGTCGTATCTTTCTAAAAGAAGGTGCTCGCATTGACCACGCAGAAGACATTGTGTTCTGGGAAGGTAGCCGAGGAGCAATCCGTGCGTTAGAAAGTCTTAAGAGTTTAGAACAAGGAAAGCATACAGATGTTACTATTAAATGGGACGGCAGTCCTGCTATCATCTTTGGCCGTGATGCTAACGGTGATTTTGTTCTTACAGACAAAAGCGGATTTGGCGCTGTTGGATACGATGGTAAGAGTAAAAGCGGCGAAGATCTAGAACAGATGTTTCTAAACCGTAGTGGCGGCAAGAACAGAGAGAAACCAGACTACGTTGCATTCGCAGGAAAAATGCGCAGCATCTTTGATCTTTACGAACGTGCAACACCTAAAGACTTCCGTGGGTTTCTAAAAGGAGACCTACTATATTATACTACACCGCCAGTTAAGAATAACAATTATGTATTCAAACCAAACATTGTTGAGTATGCAGTAGATGTTGACAGCGACCTAGGCAAGCGTATTGGTCAATCAACTACAGGTGTTGTTGTTCATAGAATGATCGACGAAGCAGGCAATGAAAGTCCAGTACCAGAAGGCATCGACTTCCAAGGTACTGATGTGCTAATCTTCCCAAGTGTAACTGTACAAAAGGCTCCCGAGATTGATGACGAAGATATTAACAATCTTAAAGCAGCAGTTGCAAAGAATGCAGGCGCAATTGACAAGCTATTAAATGCCGCAGATCTTACAGCACTAAAAATATCAGACTTTGCAAAAGTATTGTATGCATATACTAACAGCAAAGTTGATACAGGATTAGAAAACTTAGGCGCAGACTTCTTTGATTGGATGGCAAGATCTAAACTATCGGCTAACAAACAAAAGAATATTGCTGCACACATACAAGCCAACCAAAGAGGTTTTGATGCAATCTGGCAAGTAGTGTCAGGCATTATGCAAATCAAAGACAAAGTGATTAGTCAGTTTGATTCACACGATTCAACAGTAAAAGCAAACATACCAGGTCACGGTGAAGGCGGTGAAGGATATGTATTGGCACATCCAGAAGGTGATGTTAAACTAGTACCAAGAGAATTTTTCACAAGAGCCAACAGAGCCGTACAACGATAAGGAAATATAATTATGAAAATGCAAGACATTATAAACGAAGCTAATTTCGAAATGACACCGCAGCAGCGCAAACTAGCAGAATATGGACGTATATTAATGGATCAAGCAGCATCAACGAAAGACGATGGGCTATCAGTTGTTATGTCTAGAGTAGGCAGTACGCTTACAGACTTTGGTACAGTATTTGGTCCAAAGAATCTAGCTGAAGTTGTTAAGAAGGCCGGAGTTAGTCCTGAAGTTATTAAAAAACTATTAGCTTATGCAGAACAGATTCAACAGCAACAGGCAGCATTAACTAAGGATCATAAACAAGGTGGACTTGACGATACTGATCAAAGCGACACTGATCCTGACGAGTTCGCTGAACCATCTGATGATGAAATAACTGCAATGCAAGCAGATAAGTATGCATCGAGAGCTAAAAGAGCATAATGGATTTTATTAGATCAATTGTAAACGAGTCTGATCTCATTACAGATGCGGATGTAGATAAGTTTCTGGAAGATTTAGCAATACTAGACGAGCCACGTTATACTGCCCGTGAATGGGCAATGATGGAAGGCGGACATGATGTTGCTGATGCTATAGACACTGTACATATTAACGAAGATGCATTTGATCGAATTGCTAAACGTGTTGAAAACCGCAATCTAATTAATTACAGACTTATAGTTGGCGCAGAGAACCTAATGCGAGTAAAATTATTTTTAGAACTTGCTAAAGAAGGTAAGAACATTCCATCAGCGTATGTTAAGGGTATGCAGCCTGCAATTGAAATGCTAGATGATATAGTATCAGCAGGCCCAGGATTTGTACAACTACTAAGAGTATTGCACAAAAGAGCTCAAAATAAGCAGTAAGAACAGTAATTTTGTCTTAGAGACTAAATACAATACAAGAACTTCACAGAGTGTGAAGGACCATTTTCGATTAAAGGAGAAATAAAATGGCAGCAGTAGACTCAAGAGCAATCACAGTAGCTGGTAACGGTTTAGGCCCAGTAACACGTATTTGCACAATCACTAACTCAGGTCAAACTCAAGCAGAGCTAGACTCAGCAATTCAAGCACTAACAACTGGTGTAACAGTATCTGACGTATTTTACCCTGGCGCAACAGTCGCTGGCGTAACTGCACTTGCAGACGTTGTATACGTTGCACTACAAGGTGGTGTTGCTCCAGAAGGAACAGCAGGTTCATACACTACTGCTACTACTGTAGCAGTTGTAGCAACTTTCGAATAATCCTAACTACCTTAGGAACCGTGCTGTAACGGCACACTGGGCTCACTTTTAAGTGGGCCCTTTTTTTATGGCTGTAAATACAGTATGAGATTTAAATTAACTACAGTTGTTGATATTACAGAAACTAATGCTCGTCGTGGTGACGACAAGCGCCTTGTGAATCAACAGGCAAACTATTACACAATGCTACAGACTATTGGACTTAGAGTTAATATAGATCCTATCAGTTGTGTTGCACAATTGGGCAGTGTAGACAAACTGTCATTTGGTACAGCTATAAAAGGTAAGCAACGATACTGGGAATTTATGTTTGAAGTTGAATATGAAGATGCATTGTCATTAGACATGCTAGTATCAGATTTTGATCTTGTTCCTATTATTACAGGACTAGATGAAACTGCTAAAATTACCAATAATGTTTTTAGGACTGGTCACCCAAATGACACTAATATAGTGTTTGAAATTGTAGAATGATGATAAATAACACTGTAGACTAAAAACTATAACAGGCACATCTTAAAATATACCCAAAGGCTAACGCAAGAGTTTACTTACTTACGGAGAATAAGATGGCCAACGCCACTACTGAATTAGAAAAAACGAATCTAGAAGCACACGTTGATTTATGCGCAATACGCTATGAATCATTAGAAGGGCGCCTCTCCAAAGTAGAAGAAAAGATTGACACTATTCATGATGATATGCTTGAAGGACAGAAGTCAATTACCAAAGTGCTTATCGGCACAGCTGGCACAGTCGTTGCTAGTTTATTATCCATCGTTATCGTTATATTAATGAACCCATAACATCTCGATAAATAACTATATGTTATTACGAGAACTTACAGAACCTTTAGAAGAAAAACAAGTATGGGCCCGCAAGGGAACAAGTCTTGTGCGCAAGTACAGATGTACGGGCGGCATTCGTAACGGTCGTATAGTAGCAGAACCTACACAATGTTTTGCACCCGTTGACATTAAACAAAGAGCGTTAATGAAACGAACAAGAGCTAGACTGGGCAAGAAGATGGCTCGCAAAGCAAAGAAGACTAAGCGCACTAATCCAGCAAGTATTCGATTAAACAAAGGAAAGTTAAATCGATGAGAGTAACTGAAATTATAGCAGAAGCAACTACTAGAGCATATGCTAAGTCAGGTGCTTCTCAGAGTTTAAAGTTTAGATGCACTGGTGGTCCACGCAAAGGACAAGTTCGTGCAAGTCCAGCAGCATGTAATGCTCCGATAAATATAAAAAAGAGCAAGTCACTCTCGCTAACTAAAAAACGTCAAGGCGGCATGATGGCTCGCAAAGCATCAATTACTAAAGCAGTTAATCCTGCATCAAGACGAGTAAAAGCAATGAATAAGCCTAAGAGCAGAGGAAGAAAAAAACTATGAAGATTTTAGAATTAGATCAACAAATGGGAATGACTCCTCCAGCAGTACCAGGGCAAGCAACAGCACCAGGTCAAAAAACTCCAGGTGATGGCAATGTAGCAGCACCAGCAGCTAATCCTGCAGATGCAGCAAAACAACAACAGCAAATGAATCAGCAGAAGCAACAGCAGAAGCAACAGTTGCAAGCACAAATTAAACAAACGCAAGACCAACTAAAAGCCTTGCAACAACAACTAGCAGCAATTAGATGAAACTAAACGAGCTGTTAACAGATTTCAAAATCTTTATGACTAATGAAGAGAAGGTTGAGCTTGAGAAACTTTCCGCTCCTACTCCTCTAGCCAGTCTCACTGAGAGACAGCAAGTCATAATGAGCAACCTTATACGCAAAAGTTTGGTAAGTAAAATACGATCAGATAACGTTATAATGGTTGCAAGAAATGACAAACACGACATTACTTAAAGAACTACAACATCTAATTGAAGACAAGCTAGATCCTAGCATGTTTCCCTATCAAAAGGGCAATAGTATTCGTATTGGTAAAATTGTTGTAAGAGACAGTAAAAAAGGTTTCTTAATTTACGACTGTCAAGAAAACAAACAAGTTGCGATTACATTTAGTAAAACGGCTGCACTAGCACTTGCTAAGAGTTTGTCTAAAGGTATTAACAGAACACAAGAAGTTTTAAGTTTAGATCAAACTATACAAAAGAATTACTTAGACGCAATGTTCTTTACAAACACACTCAAAACAACCAAAGATGACTTTAAAAAAGATGTAGTACTAACTAGATTAGAAATTGCAAAGGCAAGAACTGCTACTGCTAAGTCTGCTCTTGATTCTATTATATTCCGTTAAAACGTATAAATAACTATAATAACTACTTGAGGAAGAGTATATCATGAACATTAGAGAAATGAACAAACCATTGACGTCGGCAGCATTAAACGAAACAATGGCAAAGAAATTTGGAACAAAGATAGACGTTGATTCGTTTACTTTAGAGCAGCTACAGGATGCAAGAAATAAGATTCGCACCAAGCAATTTGATATTGAAACAAATGAAAGTTTCAGTGGGTTATCACAGAATAGAACATACAGCAAAAACAAACTCTTCCTTGACGTATTGAATGCTGCTATTAGTGAGCGTGCTGATGTTTCTGACAGTGCTTTAGAAGAAAAAAAGCAGAAAGACTGGAACAAGGACGGCAAGAACGATTGGGAAGATGTAAAAGCAGCACGTATGGCAGCATCAGCAGGCAAGAAAAGGAAAACTGATGAAGGAATCAAACTTGTTAATCCTAAGTCTGGTAAGAAAATTGATATTACTAAACCAGAAGGTAATGCAGAATATAAAAAAGCAAAAGCAGCTGGAGATTTTGATGATGAAGAGGTTAAAGATAAAAACATGAGCGAATCAATAATTAAAGAAGGCGCCGAAGACCATGCAGAACTAGTAATGGCAGCTAAAGATATGGTTGACCGTTTAACTGGTTGGATGGAAGACACTGCTGAAATGCAAACTGAATCAATGCTAGAATTAGCTGATGCCATCCGCGATGAAATGGGCGCACAGCAGTCAGAAGGATTTACTAACGCAGTTAAGCCTGCACTAGAGCAGCTTTACGCAGCAATGGAATCAACCCGTGTTGCGCTAACACAAGGTGTTGGCATGCTAACAGGCGAAGGCGAAGCACCAGCAATGGATATGGGTGCAGAACTACCAGCTGAAGAGCCAGTACCAGGTGCTGAAGATATGGAACCAACTGTAGATGACGAGTTTGCAGCAGCAGCACCAGCAGCAGGCGGCGAAGCAGAAGCAGGACGTGAAAAGCGTGAGTCACGCATGTATGCTAAAAAGAAAATGATCGAAAGTTCACGTAGACTAGGTTCAATCCTAAGCTCACGTTAATAGGAATAGTTGAATGAAAGTATACGAACTTTGTGAAGCAGGTGAACCTCAAGCATCTTCCTCACCAAAGTTAGTACAAGTATTAAGAACAGTAATCGGAGATGCCGATCAAAAAGGCGTCTCCGTTTTCCTACACTTTAACACACCAACTGCTAACGACATTAGATCAGATGCAAAGAATCTTGATCTTAATAAACTTATGCAAAATGTCGGAGCAGAGCAATTTGATTACGGCACGTTTAAAGCAGCATACGATACTGATCCACGACTCAAAGCAATGATCCAAAACTTTAGTGAAAAAGGCATCGAGCCTAAAACTAAAAAAGCAGCAACAAGTACACCGCAAGGTGACACCACTGGCAACAACACAGTTGCTAAGATGGCCAAGTCAGCTACTAACGTTGGCGACAAACTTTAAAAACTTCTTGACACAACTGTAAACTTCTGTTATACTATGTATAACATTTGGAGTATAGCTATGACACAAAGAACTGATGAAGAAATCATCACACAAATTAAAGAACTGCTCGAATCACATGTAAAGCCTAGTGTTGCATCACATGGTGGAAATATTGAATTTTTATCTTATGCAGATGGTCATCTGCAATTAGAATTGCAAGGTGCGTGTTCAGGATGTTCAGGATCAACTGCAACACTAAAATATGGTGTTGAAGAAATGATTAGACACTTTGTACCAGAAGTAACATCAGTAGACGCTGAAGACGGCTTTAGTGATGTAGATCCGTATTTTATGAATAACGATCCTTTCGGCCAAGAAGCGTGGGAAATAGAAAATTTAATCCCAATCAGAGAGGTACGTGATGAGTCTGATACTTAAAAAGTTTGATTATACTCCGCTTTCACGCAAAGAAGTAAACGGCAAGCGATTATATGCTACTCCTGATGGTAACGCTGTAGCAAGTGTTACCACTATTCTTGATGCAACTAAAGATAAGACGCATCTTATTGCTTGGCGTAAACGAGTAGGTGAAACAAAAGCTCGCGAAATTACAACCGAAGCAGCTGGTGTAGGCACAAGGATGCACAAGTATCTTGAAGACTATATCGAGTTTGGTGAATGGCCCACTCCTGGCAGTAATCCGTTTGCAATCAAAGCACATCGAATGGCAGAATGTATTCGAGATGAGGCTATGGTACATGTAGATGAAATCTGGGGTAGCGAAGTTGCCCTTTATGTGCCGCACATGTATGCAGGAACTACTGACTTAGTTGGGCAGTATAAAGGCAATCCTTGCATCATGGACTTTAAACAGACCAACAAGCCTAAGAAGCCTGAGTGGGTTATTGACTATTACCTACAAATGGTTGCGTATGCAGAAGCACACAACGAAGTTTATGGTACTAACATTCGCGAAGGGCATGTGTTTATGTGCAGTCGCGGTGACGATCCAATGCAACTAGGTGGCGAAACTTACCAACAGTTTGATCTATGGCCAGACGAATATGACGAATGGCGCACTGAATGGTATAACAGGGTGTATCAATACTACGAACAGAACAGTTAATTCGATAAATATGTGTAATAGGAGATCGTAAATGGCTGTAGTACAAATATCACGCATACAAATTCGTAGAGGACAAAAGAATCAAGGTTCAGGCTTGCCACAGTTGGCTTCGGGTGAGCTAGGATGGGCAGTAGATACACAAGAACTGTTTATTGGTAACGGCAGTGTAGCTGAAGGTGCTCCGGCGGTAGGCAATACTAAAGTATTGACACAATACGACAACATTTTTTCTCTAGCAGATAGTTACACTTATAGAGAAGAAGATAGTTTTCTACTAACAGGCGGCGATGTTGCTAGTCCTATTCGTAGAAGTTTGCAAGATAGACTTGATGACAGAGTTAGTGTTCGCGCATTTGGTTTAACCGGACAAGTTAGTCAAATTGCAACTATTCGTTTGCAAGCAGCCATTGATCAATTATATCTAAATGATGCCCTTAAAGGTAGCGCAGCCAGTAGAGTAATATTACATCTAGAGCCGGGCGAATATATCATTGACGGTCCTATTTACATACCTCCTTATGCAACACTTGTTGGTGCAGGCTCAGATAAAACAATTATTAGAACGATTACATCAAGTGTAGATATGTTTACTACAGTTAATGGAGACAGCACTGTAGGAAGTCCAGCTAATGATGCAGGTACTACAACACTTACACAAGCACAGCGTATTAGACTAGAAGGCATGACGTTAGAAACTACTGTTCCTAACAAAGCACTAGTACTTAATAACTGTAAAGACAGTGTGTTTAAAGATATTAAATTCTCAGGCCCGTGGACTAGTAGTGATAGCGTAACGGAGACTGATGTTGCTATTGAAATGAATAGTTTAAATGGTACAGTTGAAACTAAAAACAATGTCTTTGAAAATTGTACTGTAAACGGATTCTCATATGCAGTAATAAGTGATTGGGATATACACAACAATATTTGGTCTAACTGTAACTTTTATGATTTAGCATACGGTATAGGATTTGGCACACAGCTTTTATCGTTAGATAGTGCAGTCAATTCTGGAAAAGAAACTGGTCCATATAATAACCGCTGGTTTAATTGTAAATTTAATAATATTAATAAAAATGCTGTTTGGGTTAAGTATGGTAAGGGCAATGCAAGTGAGAACAACTCTTATATTATGGTAGGAACAGAAGGTGCTGCTGAACAAGATGCAACGGATGCGGTAATCAAATATCAAACTCCGGGCAATACTTCTAAGGGCGACTACTTCTCAAGAACTGCGGTATTGTCATACACTCCTGGATACTGGAGTGACAAGGCATATGTTCCAGAGATAGAAGGATCAGTAGTTGCTGAATTTGGTGAACTACACGTTTTAAACAATATAGTAAATGGATCCTCACAAAAGTATTTTAGACTTCCAGGCGAGGCTGACATTGCTAGTCAGCTGTTTGAGATTGAATACTTGCTTACTAGTAGAAGCTATTCTGCTGTTAGAAATGGCATTGCTACATTAACTGTCAACGGAATAGATAAGACAGTAACAATATCAGATCTTTACGATTATGTAGGAGCGACATCTTACGAAACTGCTATTGCATTTAGTGCATTAATTCAGGATGCAGACGGTGATACAGTTCACGATACTATCGAAGTACTGTTATCAAGCACAATGCCTGTAGATGACCAAACACAATTAGAATTTAAAATTAGAAATAGAAAAACAACAATAGACGCCACTGGTGAGTAATGTTCGATAAAACCTATGAAGACAGGCTAGGCGCCTGGGTTGCTTTCAGGCGTTCGCTTGAGCAATCAAAAGATCCTATCCAAGATGTTATAGACTGCTATAACACTGCTCCAACTGTAAGCATTCACATAGATCCGTGGGACCAAAAGAGCTGGCCTGACCCCTGGCAACTTATACAAGAGAATCAGTATTGTGACTTCGCTCGCGTACTAGGAATGTGTTATTCTTTACAGTTAACAGACCGTTTTAATGGGTCTAATTTTGAGATACATATCACTACAGACTACGAGGAATCTGCAAATTATTACATCTTAGTGGTAGACAATTACGCAATAGGGTACTATAATAATACTTGTACATCTATTGATGAATTGCCAACTACATTGGTGGACCAGAAAATTTACAGCATGCCTCGTAGGCACTAAATATCAATTATAAGAACACACTAGGAGAGAGAATGTCAAATGGAACTATGATCGTCAAACGTGACGGCACAAGAGAACACCTTAACATTGACAAGATACATTTTGTCGTTGAGGAGGCCTGCAAAGGACTAGCAGGTGTAAGTAGCAGCCAGATTGAAATGAACGCAAATTTGCAGTTTTATGATGGAATGACTACCCAGGAAATTCAAGAAATTTTAGTTAGAAGTGCAAACGATCTTATTAGTCTAGACTCTCCAAACTATCAATTCGCGGCTGCACGTCTACTAAGCTATGGATTGTACAAGCAAGTGTTCGGCGACTACAACGCAGTTAGCTTTGAAGAAATTATTAGAAAAAATATTGCTCGAGGCGTATATGATGCAGAGATTTTAGAAAAATATACTAGCGAAGAAATTGAACGCCTTAACTCTTATATTCATCACAAGCGTGACGAGAACTTTACATACGCAGGGTTACGTCAAGTAGTTGACAAGTATCTAGTACAAGATCGCAGTTCTGAAGAAATCTTTGAAACTCCGCAGTTCATGTACATGATGATTGCAGCAACTTTGTTTGCAAATTATCCTAAAGAAGACCGTATGCAATATGTAAGGAGATACTACGATGCGACCTCACTTTTTAAAGTCAATATCCCAACACCAGTCATGGCAGGAGTCCGTACTCCAGTGCGCCAATTTGCATCTTGCGTTCTTGTCGATAGCGATGATACCCTCGACAGCATATTTGCTAGCGACATGGCTATCGGACGCTACACTGCGCAACGTGCAGGCATCGGCATCAACTCAGGACGAATCCGCGGAGTAAACTCAAAGATTCGCGGCGGCGAAGTAGCACATACAGGCATTGTTCCGTTCCTAAAGAAGTTCGAGTCAACAGTAAGATGTTGTACACAGAATGGTGTGCGCGGTGGTAGTGCAACAGTGCATTTCCCGTTCTGGCATCAAGAGATTGAAGACATCCTTGTGCTAAAGAACAACAAGGGCACAGAAGACAACCGTGTACGTAAGTTAGATTATTCAATTCAGCTTAACAAAACTATGTACGAAAGACTACTAAGTGGCGGCGATATTACTCTTTTCTCGCCACATGATGTTCCAGGCTTGTACGAAGCATACTACGGTGATGCAGCAAAGTTCCAAGAACTATACGAAAAATACGAACGTGCTACTAGCATTAAGAAAAAGCGCATTCCTGCAATGGAACTATTCTCTGCGTTGATTAAAGAACGTGCTGAGACAGGACGTATCTACATTATGAACGTTGATCATTGCAACACCCACAGCAGCTTCAAAGACACTGTTTACATGAGTAACTTGTGTCAAGAGATTACACTGCCAACTAAGCCATTGAATCACATTGATGATCCTGAAGGCGAAATTGCATTATGTATTCTTAGTGCAATCAACGTAGGCATTTTACGTTCATTAGATGAACTAGAAGAACTATGTGAACTTGCTGTTCGTGCGCTAGAAGAAATTATTGATTACCAACGCTATCCGATTAAAGCAGCTGAAACTTCAACTAAAGCTCGTCGTAGTTTAGGTATCGGATATGTAGGTCTTGCTCATTATCTTGCTAAGAATAAAGCAAGTTATGCAGATCAAGAAGCATGGCAGTTAGTACACGATCTAACAGAAGCATTCCAGTACTACTTGCTCAAGGCATCAAACAAACTTGCACAAGAACGCGGTGCATGTGAGTACTTTAACCGTACTAAATACGCAGACGGTATCCTTCCTATTGATACATACAAGAAGGATGTTGACACTATTGTAGCAAATGAGTTAAAGTATGATTGGGATAGTTTACGCAATGACATTAAGCAACACGGGCTCAGGCACTCAACTTTGTCCGCACAAATGCCATCAGAGAGCTCAAGCGTTGTGTCAAATGCAACCAATGGAATTGAGCCACCTAGAGGATACTTGTCCGTTAAGAAGTCAAAGAAAGGGCCTCTTAAGCAGATTGTTCCACAGTATCAAACTCTAAAGAACTACTATACATTGTTGTGGGAAATGCCTAACAACACAGGTTACATCAACACAGTAGCAGTAATGCAAAAGTTCTTTGACCAAGCTATTAGTGGTAACTGGAGTTATAATCCTACTCACTACGATAACAACGAAGTACCGATGAGTGTTATGTTACAGGACTTGTTAACAACTTATAAAATGGGTTGGAAAACTAGTTACTATCAAAATACTTACGATTACAAAACTGATCCAAGTGATATTGAAGAGGAAACAAAGCAAGTCGAACTACAGCCTAGTGCGGTTGCAGACGATGATGAAATGTGTGAAGCCTGCGCAATCTAAGGTTGACAGGCAACATACAAGAACGTATACTTAATAGTACGCACACAGATATAGGATTTAAGAAGATGGCGAAAACAATTTTTAACCAAGACAAGGTTGACTTTACAAAACAAAATATGTTCTTCGGAGCAGATATGAATACACAGCGTTACGATACTTTTCGTTTCCCTGTGTTTGATAAGCTAAATCAAACTATGCTTGGTTACTTTTGGCGCCCTGAAGAAGTTAGTCTGCAGAAAGATCGTGCAGACTTTCAAAACTTCCGTCCAGAGCAAAAGCACATCTTCACTTCCAATCTAAAATATCAAACACTTCTTGACAGTGTCCAAGGACGCGGTCCGTGCTTGGCATTCTTGCCACACGTATCACTTCCTGAACTAGAGGGATGTATTGTTACTTGGGACTTCTTTGAAACAATCCATTCACGTAGCTATACGCATATTATGAAGAACGTATATGCTGACCCGTC